ATCCAGCACTTTTTCTAACACTTCTTTTAAGAAATCTTGGATAACAACTGGAGTATCAGAACGTTTAAGATCTAGTCCCATTGCTTTAATTTTACCTGGCTTGCCTTCTGTATCAACACGAAAGCCTTCCATGTCATAGTATAACACAGCATATCGTTTCTTTGTAATAAACAATCCACTTGAAGCAACTACTTCTCTACCAGCCTTAATAACATCGCCTCTTGTTTTTGGACAGTGGAAACTATCTAGCATCATTTTAGGAAAACTAGCCGAAGCGTCATCAGCAATCTGATCATACAGTTGTACAACAGAATCTTTAGTCCAAGGTATACTACCGTTATCAATATCTTCTTTTAGTATATTGTAAGCACTAAAGTAAGATGAATCAGTATCACCGTAAATAATTGACTTTCCTCTGTAGTCATAATCGCCTGTAATAATTTCATTAATCTTTGCGGACATATGTTTAACAATAGTACGTCCTGTAAGTGTAGTTGACTGTCCAATACGGTTATCAAAGAATCTACAACCTGGATTAAGAATAGCACCATACAAACTGTTGAGCAAAATCTTCTTAACCAACTGTCGCTTGTCCCAGTATTCAATTTGAATATCGTTCTCAGCATCTTTTGCTTCTTTAAGTTTAGCTTGCATCTCTTTACGTTCAGCATACCAACGCTTTAACAGTCCAGGAATAATACCTTCTTTCTCGTATGTAAAGATTGTACCGTTAGCACTTAACATCCATGGTTGATTACTTTCAAAGATCAAGTCATGTATTTGTGCGCCAGTGAGTGTATCTTCGTTACCATCTTCCCAATCAATAATGATTTCTTTTGATACGTTCTTTTCCATGACTAGTTCATACTCTAAACTTCCGAACTGTCCTTCCCATGCCGCGGCAAAGGACTTTTTGTTACGTACCATTTGTTCATCGATATAGTTTTTTGTATAATCCTGTCGAAGCTGACCTACAATAGTTTCTGGACCCATATTCAAAGCACGAATAGCACTTGGGTATAGTGAATTGATATCAACAGAGCCAATCCACGAATGAATGCCTTTTTTAGGATAAGCAACATACGCACCTGCCGCAGGCTCACTGCCAGGTTCTCGTCTAATCCTATTAGGAACAATAAAGCCACGTTTGTGTGCTTCGTTGATAATACCTTGTTCTGTAACAGCAACAGCACCCATTGTTGTTTGTAGAAGCACGGTGTTTTCATGAGCAACTACATTAGCAAGGTCTATAAACTTTAGTTTCTTGTCTAGTTTATCAAGCAATGCTGTGTCTTGTCTATTGTATTCAATGAATGTTCTAAAGTCATTGTTGTAAAGTTGATCTAGTGTACCTTCATACACAGTTTTGTTTTCACCAATTTCTTGTTCACCAATAGCATCAAGTCTATATGTATGTCGTTCTTCATATGTGTACTTACGATACAGTTCCAAACTATCTAAGTGTACACGACCTATAAGATCATATGTGACACTTTTACGTCCAAACTTTTCATACTCACGTTTCTTAGGAAGTTGATCCCAAAGGCAAAAGCGTCTTGTATCATCTTTAGATAATGTTTTAATTACACGGTTAACTGTGTAGGGAATATCAAAGCCTTCACTGTTCCAACCTGTAAGTATGTCTGCGTCTTGAATTAAGTCTAAAAAAGCATCAAGTAATTCTGCTTCTGAATCAAACAAGTACGTATCTGGAATTCCTTTGATAGCTTCTTTTGCTTCTTCCATGTTCATAGTCTTAGGAGGAATAGCAAAACATATTAGTGTATCCAGCCATTGTAAGTGAACAGCGATAGAAGTAATTGGCATGAACGCATCTTCTGGAGAAGCATATCCACGCTCTGGATCGAAGTCAACTTCGATATCAAAAAATGCTACATTAAGTTTGGGCGGATCTTGATTAAGATAATTATCTTCTAGACATCTAAAAATAGGATTGACATCGCTTTCGAATAATTTCTTGTTGCTATAGATCTTTTGTTCTTTGTGAAAGTCTTTAACGTTTTTACAAGTAACACGTTGTAATTGATCACCGTATATACTTTGATACTTTCCTCTAGGGTCAGCATAATAAAAAACATATCTTGCGGGGTATTCTTTAAATTGGCGTTTGCCGTTTGTGTCTCGTTCTACAATATTAATAATATCGGCATCACGATTATAGAACGCATCTACATAACTCATATATTTTCTCCTATGTCACTTTAGGCTGACAAATACCTAGCAATCAATTATTGGCTGATTGTGCCTTTCTCAAAACTATTTATTACCACCAGTTAGCGGCAACGCCGAATCCGAATATATTTACAATAGCAAAGTAAATAGTAATCAACATAACCCATGCTGAGCCTCTGCGATAACTTGCGTATGCTTGTGTAAGACTTCCTACAAAAAATCCTGGATACACTATTAGCATATTAGGGTTCTTTGCGTTAACTGCTAAGGTCAAACTAGCACCAACTGTAAATATAAAACTAACAAGCTCAAAGTAGAACGCTGTTTTATCAGAGTTGTAACTGTTTGCCCAAAAGTTAATTATGGTTTGTTTCATGAAGTGGTATCGTCTTCTTTAGTTGGCAAGTTATTAGTAATGCCAAGGATACTTTCAATCTATTCCCATTCTTCTTCGTGTTTAGCCCATTCATCTTTAAAAGCAATTTTTATTGCTTTATTGATTGTGCTTGGTTTTACTTCTAATTCTTCTGCTACTGCTTTAACAGTATCTTTTAAACCTGCGTTAAGGTCTTCTACTTCTTGTAGTACAGTTGCGCCTTCTTTGATAAGTCTGTCTAATTTTGCTTTTTCTTCCGGACCGTAGTGTGATCTTGACATATTAATCTCCTAGTTAATTTATATATTATACAGTCATAAAAAAAGGCAGTCAAGTATTTTAACTGCCTTAATTTACCAATATGTGTTTTAAATTATTCTGAAATAACTGTTCTAGTAACGTCCCAAACACCGCCTTTTGATTCGTATACTTTAGCGGCGTATGCTTCTTGCTTAACTCCACCTTCAGTTACTTTGGAAGCGGCAACACGTTTTGCCCAATTCCAAATAGCAGTGTCAACAGCATTTACTTTCATTTCGCCGTTGCTTTCTTTTACAATCTTAATAGCATCTAAGAAGCTCATTGACTCAGCAACTGCTTTCTTAGTAGTAACAACTGATTCAGTTTTACCTTTCTTTTTAGCAATAGCATTCCGTAAACCTGCTGGTAATTTCTTTTGTTTAGCACTTAGACCTTTTTCTGGCTTGTCATCTTTGCTGTCTGCGCCTTTTTTGCTAGTGTCTTTCTTTCCTTTAAGGAAAGCTGGCTTATCGTCTGACTTGTCATTTGGCGTACCGTTATCATCCATAGGCATCTTCTTCTTAGCTTCTTTAACAAGTTTTGATTCAGCGGCCTTTAGGATGTCTTCAACTTCTTCATCGAATTTTTTGGACTTAACTTTAATAGATTCTGTCTGATCGTCATCAGTTTTCTTAGACTTTTTGGAATCTTTTTTAGGACTTTTACCTTTTTTCTTTGCTAATGCGTCAATAGCCGCCTGTGGCATTTTGCCTTCTTCAACAGATCTGTCCACACTACTATCTTGAATTTTCTTTGATTCTGCTAGTACTGTTGAAATACCTGCTTTGACACGCAGTTGTGCCGCCTCACTTAAAATTACTTCAGGGGTAGTATCTGTTTTTGGAGCTTCAGCATTGGGATTAGCAATATCTGTTGGCTCAATTTCTCTCATCATATTTACAATTTTGTTAAAGTCCATTGGATTATCCTCGTTTACGGTGTTGCCATTGTTCGGCTAGTTTATTAGTAAGATCCTTTTTAATGGATTCATCGTAATCCATTTCATCGCGATCAACGTCTTGATCTTCATCACTAAATTTAGATTCGTATTTCATATAATGATATACACTTCCAATGTAATCAGCGGCTTTAGTAATCTTGGATGCTGTCCATCCTTCTAAATTACTACCAGGCTCAATCATTTTAAACAGTTTAACAGAATACTCTGCTAGTCTATACAGCTCTGAACGAGCCATATCTGCTTCATGATCGGGTCTGCCGTCATCTGATCCTTCGTGAATAATCTTACTATGTTTCATGCTAGTATTTATCTTTCTCAGCCTCTTTTAAGAACACCCTGGCCCGCCATCAACTTATCGTCATCTAATGCGTTTGGTCCAACTTTACCTTTATGAAATTTAGGTTTTTGCTGTTTTGGTGCTTTAGTACCGCTTTTTCCAGGTGATCCTGTATAAGATTTGCCTTTGCTGTGTTTAGCAACAGGCGTACCTGAACTAACATTAGGAGTTGCTGTTGCGCCTTCTGAGGCTAATTCTACTAAGATATCTCTAATTTTCATTTTATTTCCTGTACTCGTCTAATAATACTTTTCTTACCATATTGAGCTAATACTAATCTACGAGCCATTTCTTGATTCTTAGCAATGACTGTAGTATCTATAACTTGGCTGTATCCCGGCATATTTACTTTTACGCCAACTTTCCAAAGTTTAAATCCTTTTATAAGCTCTTTGTACTTCATAATGTATTTATTTCTTTTTAGCTTTACGCTTTTTGTTTGGAAACAGTTTTTTTACGTTCATGTATTCACCACCTACAGGAACATCAGCAGTAGCATTTTGTTTAGTTACTATACCAACACCGGCAGCCTCTTCATTTTTTTTCTTTTTAGGTAGACCCTTGTGTTTAGTTTTAGCAAAGTCCTTAGCATCACTTTTCTTCATATCCTTAGCAACTTTACCAGCTTCACCGTCTTTGGGCATGTCGCCTTTCTGCATTGCTCTTACGATACCAAAGAACTGTTGTTGCTTTTTGCTTACTGCTTTTTCTGTTATAATATCTCTAATACGCATTAAACATTCTCCTTAACAAACGATTTAGGTATGTCACTTTTTGTATTCGCTTGATCTTCACACTCGCATGTGTAACAAACATCGTTAGCACACTCATCGCACTCTGGTTGATAGCAATGACATCTGTGTCCGCATTTTTTACAATATCTTTGAGTTCCAATCATTGCAGTTACTCCCTGTATATAAAATTGTGCTTCAACAAATGGATTCATATAATGCTACTTTTCTAACTCTAGAACCCAGATTACTGTTTGATCACCGTTTGGTTTTAACAAAGGAATTGCTGGCACACTTGGATCTCTTGCTTTAGGGTTGTATACCCATTCGTATCCTGCTTCCTGTTGTTGTTTTGATGTGTGTAGGAATTCTGCGTTGTCCCACATAAATGCTCCGATAAAACTTCCAATTATTGCTTCAATCATTACGCTACCTTTTTTTCATCTTCTACAATTTTAACAAGTTTGTTACTGGGTTACGTAGATACCAAGCCATGTCGTTGTATGTTTTAAAACGACTGGTTAACAATTCTTTGTTTATATCATTTTTTATTTTGTTGACACTTGTCTCATCTCTAGTGTACATTTGTCTAGACTTTTCACCAGTATATTTTTTAACAAATTCGCCTACGTTAATCAAATAATATTGTTCACAGTCCAGTATAAACAGTCCAGTATAACTTCATTTGGAAATCCTGCGCTGGGCCAACCTTCTTTGTAAGTGTCAGCAACAGCATCAAACTTTTTAGTTTCTTCATCACTAGGCGGCGCAAACATTTTGCGATCTTTATCATTGTATGAGGTATCTGAACCCAAGTCCTTGACCTGCGGACTACTGTAAATTTTGTATGCTCCAATTGGAACCATAAAAAAGTTTGCTCCAAACTTGCCTTGTGTGCCTGGATGTGGATCCATTGTGGCAAACACGGCATGCTCAATATCAAGTTTGCTTAACACATGAGGTTGTACTAAGTTTCCGGTGCCTAATAATTTTTCGTCTCGTATGCCTCTTGGTGTAACTTTTTGTATAAGTGAATACCTGCCGCTGGTGCTAGTGCCACGTAGCATT